TTGAAGTTTATCGGGAACCGCATGGGTGACTTGATGATTGGTAATGCCACGCCGGGTGACGTTACGGGTGACCTTTTCTTTGGTGCAGCAAGCGTAGCTTCCCCAGTCCGCGTTCCGCAAGCGGATGCACCATCGGCTGCTGTGGCAATCACACCGTTAGTGGGTAAGCCCTTCATGGAGAACATCCTTAACAAGAACTTCTTCGGTGGTCCGATCTACAAGGAATCGCAGTTCGATAACGCGCCACGTTCTGAGCTTGGTAGCCCTGCTACTAGCGATAATTGGAAGTGGTTTGCTCGGACAATGAACGATATCACTGGTGGTTCGGAAGCAGTTAAGGGTGGCCTAGACTTCCAACCTGAGGTCTATCGCCATCTGGTCGAAGGATACTTCGGTGGCCCTTACCAGATCATTAAGCAGTTCTCAGGACTTGGCGATGCTGAGGGCGCTGCTGATATCCCAGGTATTAAGAGCTTTGTGGGTAGTGGGTCTGAATACGCTCCGCAGACTAAATACTTCGAGAACTCCAGCACCATCCGGCAGATTATGAACCGGCTCGGTAGGCTCACGCCCGAACAGCGCGCAGCGCAAGGTGCAGAGTTTACGTTGGATACAGACCCACGCATCATCGAAGCTTACCAGATCGTGGACAAAGAACTTGATAAGATCGGCAAGGAACAGACCGAAACGCTGGCTGTGCCGAATATCACGAGCGAAGAAAAGCAGCTTGTGCTGGATCACTACCGTGCCAAAAAGAACGAACTGTATAGCGCGTTCAATTCCGTATATAATGTTGTGAAGAAAGCCCAATAAAAACCCCCGGCTGAGTGAGCAACCGGGGGTTAGGGAGTGATGCAAGCATCAGGGAAGGAGCAAACTTCCAACGGCCATTATATCTACATGCGCCAAATACGTAAACCCCTAATATTTTCCTCGATTACGAGCTTCATAACTACCTTGATGCGCAACCTGCGCAGTATGGCCCTGACTTGCTCTTTGGCACGTGGGGGGTCGAGGCACGGGATAAAAATCGACGTGCCCCGCCGGAATGCCTTCCAGTTAATGTCGTAACTAACTCCCTCGATCTTCATCTTCGACCTCAAGACCCAAGGTACTGCCGACGTTAAAGAATTCCTGTATCGATGTGTCGAACTCAAGGCAGTATATCGGTGGGCCTTCTAGCTTCATGCCCTTGTTGATCCGCTTAAGCACCTTGCCTTTTTCCTTCATGATGCCCTGTTCCTTAAGCTGCCGCAGGGTCTCCTTGTAGTTGACCTGGATTTCTGCGCAGTCCTTTTTGAACGAAGCTACGGCAATGAACATCTTCTTGGTGTCGGGTTCCCACCGAATCATCAGTTCGCCGCGAGGCTCCAGCAACGGGGCGGCATGCATGTTGGAGCGCAAGTCTGCCCCGTCATTGACCACCAAGATGTTCTGCGTGTTGCGACGGATGAAATCACCGACTATTTCGATGGCATTGTTGCGTGGTGGTTCAACATCTTCACGGAGACTGAGCAGCATGTGGCAAGCCCAGTCATAGATGCGCGCCATATCCCAGTCGATTAACCCGATGTCTCGGGCGATGATACCGCCTGCCAAGTTAGCAGCCAACACAGCTGACCAGAAGCGTTCGCGAGGTAGCAGTTGCAGTTCCCGATCCAGCTTAGCTTGGGTGTTAAGCGCGATACGCTTGGCTTCTTCGTAGTTCTTGACCAGCCATGTTGCGTAGATGCGGCCAGCATGCCCGTGGTTATCCATCAACTGGTGGTCGAACATATCCTTGGCCACGAACGGATCGAGGGCGTCGGTGTAGTCAATCTTATACTCGACCAAGCGCATCAACTCACCGTCTGGGCTGCTCTTAGCTACACCCATCTTTTCGTAGAAGGACGAGTTTGACGAGCACAATGCCATTGTCTGCCATGAAGTCGCGTTGTGACGCAGTTCGTTCGATGACGCCTTAACACGATCCTTACCGCGCCCCTGCGTAATGTTGTAGACCAGCGCCGAGAACTCTTTGTGGTCCATGTTGGTCATTTCATCGACGGTGTATGGCAGGTTATTATACATGCCCAGCCGCAGGATTTTAGCGTTCAGCGTATCTTCCTTCACGCAGCACAAGCCGTCCGGTGACCCCCAGATGCTGTTAGCCATGTGTAGGATTGTCGTTTTACCTGTACCGGAACTAGGGTGAATGACGTTAAGCATCGCGCCACGCTGACCCAAGAACTTAAAGATTGGCGCACCAAAGCCAGTAAGCGCAGCGAATGCATGCGGCTCAAGACCAGGGGTACCGTACAGGTTGAAGACTTCCTGCCACTTTTCAAGCGAGCCTACTGGCCCCATGCGCCTTGCGACTTCCGAAGTGGTTGACGATGGTGGGCTATAATACGCCCCATCGACCGTGATTTCCGAATCACCCACGATAAACTTGCTGTCGTTGTCAGCCCATCCAAATTGTAATCTCATTTGCTCTGCCTTTTGTCTGTCGGAAAGCATCAACACCGATGCCCTCATATATTCAGTTATGTACTCAAACTGCTTCTTACCGCAGAGGATACTTTCCCCTGCCAATAACTTGCGTAAATCCGTAGGTTCCACAGTCTGCGTAAGCGGTACCGTAAGTTCGGTCACCCCGTCCTTTGGCTTATGGATTTTAATTACTGCGACATCCTTCAGCACTGGGTCACGCATGCGCTTCAAGATGTACAGATCGTAAGGCAGCACACAGACGTCGCCTTCTTCGGATTCCTCACCGTTCTTATCTAAGGGTGGCTTGCGGTAGATACCACCGGCCTTCCCCCTAAAAAACGGAAAAGGATACTCAGGTATCACGTGGATCGTCGGCAACGTGCCTTCAAGTTTAGGCTCTTCTACGATGATGTTGTCGGCGTCAGTCGCTGCCTGAACCTCACGACCCAATGTGATTGGCGACTTGATCTTGCCCAAATGTGGACAGCCTTCGCAGCCACCGGGATTATTCCGTTCGAACACGTCACAGGTATGCGGCCCCAAGATGTGCTTAATCTTATGCAAGGTCTTACCTGGTTCGTAATCAGGATGCCCTTCAGACAGCGTATGGATCGCAGTGTCTTGGTCGATGCAGAACTTTGCCACTGACAGCGCGTTAAACCACCGACCCTCTGACAAGCTGTCGCGGTTCTCAAAGCAGTCAAGCAGTTGCTGACAGCCCGTACCCTTTGCGCTGCGCGTCATGATTTTGCTGAAGCGCGAAGTTATGCTTTCTTGCATGGATTTCGCAAGGTCCGATAGTTCCCGCTTCGGAGTTTCAAGGGGAGTTAAGTCTTGCGTTTTCACCCCTAGCGTTTTGTAGAACACCGTGAAGTCTACAGGTTTGGCCTTGGCCCACACGGCCACCGGCTTAGGTGGGTTATCCTTGAAGTTGAGAGTGCCTGGTATACGCAGGATGCGCGCCACTTCGAAGACCTGCGGATCGATATAGAACTTATGGATATTGCATAGGTCACGCAGCCGTGTTGCCACTGGTTCCCACTCTTCGCGGGTGATGCTCTCGGTCAGTGCCCAGTATGCGTGTATCCCGCGTCCTGAATTAACGAGGATAGGCTTAGGTAGGCCGGTGATTTTGAGGAAAGCTTTAAGTGCTTCCACCCCTGCTTCTTGGTCTATATATCCGTCAGGACGTCCGGTCTTCGGGTTCACCTCTGCTTTGGCTTCCCCGCAGTCGATATCAAGCCAGAAAGATTTCAGACCAGCTACGTTATCCTTGGTACGGTTTTCGTTCGTAGTATACTTGGCAACGCCGAAGAAGACGTTACGGCCTTCGGCCACATACTCCTCAGCAAGGGCATCAACCTCTTCCCGTGTGGCGACCAGTTCCTGCTTAGTCCAGACACCTTCCTTTATCCCGACAACGGCGAAGTAGCCGTCATCAGGTTGTACAGTCTGGAGAAGATCGAAGTTTGTCATATGCAGCAGCCACCAGTCATCAGACGCAAAAACGCCTGGAAAAAGAAGAATAACACAGGGCGAACCCTAATTAAGCGTAGAAATGTAGTTGGTAACTAGGCCGTGTAGGGGTTCAGCGGGATTACTAACCCCACTGAACCAATTGTACACCGTCTGTCGGGTTACCCTGAACCTAGTGGCGACAACTGTGACGGGCACATTGTGTTTGATACACTCCCGACCCAGTTGCACACCTAGCTTCTTGTCATTCGCTTGGTTATTCCGTTCGATAAGTCTCAGGCTATAGCCGTACGACATTCTCAATCCTCATCTTCATCGTCGTCGTTACCCCAGACAGCAAGAACATTAGCAAGGTCTGCCTTTGGGACGACAGGTTCTTCAGTGCTTTTAGATGCGCGCTTCTTTGGGGCTTCGATTTCTTCTTCTTCCTCATCCGGTTCGTCGGAGTAGGTTACCTTCGGCTGCGGCTTGGCTTCTTCCTTCGGCGCAGTACCGTTAGCCTGTGGCGTAACCGTCAGCACAATCATCTGGCGGGTAGCTGGATCGTTACGGGCTTCCTTGACCAGTGCATATTCTTCTTCGCTAACACCACGCACAGGGGTAAACTGTATCTGCATTGTTTCAGCATCGAGGTTGTATGCGATGTTGGTCACGACACCGTCTGGGCTTTCGCCGTTGGCGATGAGGAACTTTACGTAGCTTTCGAATGGATGCACGTTGCCGTTGCCCTTACCGAAGAGCGACTTAGCTGGGACGTTGAACTGATAGACGTCACCCGAATCATCATGCTCAAGGATCACAGCGATACGACGTTGGAAGCGACATGCACGACCCTTACCGTTATCGCCTGAACCCGAGACGTTCTGTGGGCACGACACGCAGTTATTAGCTTGGGGGTTACCAGCAGCTGCTTCAGGTTTATCGCCTAGGTTCGACCAGCAATCAGGTAGGGTAGGCTTGGCATCGGGATCATACTTACCCGCATAGAACGTGCGGCTAACCTTAGGCAGTGCGTCCACGATGATAGCGTTGAACTCACCACGGATGGCTTTGCCGATCTGCTCACCGTTCACAAGGCGCTTAAAGGTGCCGTTAGTGTTGGTCTGGATGCGGCGGCTATTGCTGACCGAGGCAAGTGATTTACCAAGGTCGGACAGTTCACGCTTCGATGCAGTCGATACTGCACCTGCTTGCTTAAAGATCGATAGGTTGCTCATATATTATCTCCTTACTTCGCTGTTGGTTTGCGTACGCGCACTACGTACTTGGTGTCGGCTTGGAGGCCGACGGGTAATTCATCTGGATTGTCATCTAAGAACTGACGCATGTTGCCATTGTGGATACGCTGTTCAAGCAAATACAGAGCGTCATGCTCCTTGATGAACTCATACGTAGATTCCCAGTCATTCGTCCAGTAGCGGGTGCTGACTGTGCGCGTCACAGTCCCAGCAGGGGTCCGAATGCTATCCAGATTTTGTTCGTTACACAAGTCAAGAAGTGCAGCTGACAATAAGTCCTGCTGTGCCTTGAGACCGGTAATCGCTTCTTTGTGTGCTTCTTCCTTCTCGTTGATTGCATCGCGTATCTTGCGATAGGCGAGGACAATCTCATCTGCCTTCATGTCTGTCATGATCTGCTCCTTCGTTGGTTGGTGATACCCCACTTAACCCGTCAATTCAGGTCCGCCTTTTTTGTTCAGCGCCTTCGCAAGGGGTATCACCGAAAGCCGTATTACTTTTTACATTATACACTGTCAAGCGGTTTGTAAAATTTCTTGTCGGTACAGATCGATTATTTTTTGGTGGTTCTCGATATTACCCCGTAACATCTTGTAAAGCTTATGTTCTACCTCGCTGCCGGAGATGTGCACGATGGTCATGGGGTGCTTCTGACCAGGCCTATCGATACGGGCATTGGCTTGTAGGTAGGTTTCCACGCTGGTCACAGGTGCGTACCAGATGATGGTGTCCGCCTCTGTCAGGGTCAGGCCGTGACTTGCTGCTTGTGGTTGGATGATAAGCACGCGGGGATCGGGCAGTGACTGGAAGTCCGCGACGATCTGGCTGCGCTTGTTAAGGTTGACCTTGCCGTTGATAACCTCACAGCTGATCTTCTCTTTCTCCATCACATCACGCAGTAACTCGATGGTGTGCGTGAACGGCACGAAGACCAAGACCTTACGGGTAGTCTCGCGAATCACTTCCAACACGGCATTGATACGGTTGCTCACGTCAAACTGCACGACCTCACCAGTATCCGAATAGACCGCACCTCCGCTGACCTGAAGCAGCTTGTTTATGTTTGTCGCCGCATTGACCGCACTGACCTGCTCGCCGTCAGCTTGCATACTCATCTGGGTCTTAAGCAGTCTGTAGTATTTAAGCTGCTGCGCTGTCAGCGGTGCGTCACGATCCACATGGGTAACCTTCGGCAAGTCGAGACACTGGCTCTTCTCGAACCGGATTGCTGGCTGCAAGATGCGATGCACGATGGACTGGGCTTGTGGCTTCACGGCCCACTTAAACTGTGTGACCTTGTATAGCACCGAGTCGCGGAACGCGCCGTAGTGTTTGGGGCATCCTTCCGGGTTTACCAATTTAGCTAACCCATAAGCGTCGATGGGTGACTGTGCGGCTGGTGTACCGGTGAGCATCCATAGCCAAGGGTCTGTATCTTTGATGATGTTCTTGAGTATCTTCCACCGCGTTGTTGATGGGTTCTTGTAGGCTGTCGCTTCGTCCACCACGATCATGTCAAAACCACCTGCGGCAATCTCGTCCTTGACCACTGCCAACCCGTCGAAGTTGATAATGACGAATTCGGAGCCAGCATCGATGATTTTCTTGCGGGTCTTAGCATCCCCGTGGGCCACACTGCACGAGCGGTGCATCGCAAACTTAAACAAGTCCTGCTGCCATGCAGCCTTCATGATCGACAGTGGGCATAGGACGAGGACGCGCTTAACTTTACCCTGCTTCATGAGGTAGTCAGCAGCCCAGATAACGCTCGCTGTCTTGCCGGTGCCCGCTTCGCTGAAGCAGAATGCCCGCTTGCGGATCGAGAGGAATGACGCTGTAGTCTTCTGGTGTTCAAAGGGGGCGAACTTACCCGTCCATTGGTAGTCGCGTAGCAGCGGGGAAGGAGCATCATGCCCAAGGGCAGCCAACGCTCGTGCTTCCTTTAGCCCCCAATGTACGGCGACTTGGGACGATCCGCGATTGGCTCCAACCACAGCGCTTTTTTTGATGGTCGATGTAATAGCATCATGGTCTCGTGTCTCCACGAGGAGGACTTTGTCTTCAACGATCCGCATTAGTTTGCTCCTTGCGCGGGTTATTTTTTCTTGCGTTCCCGCTTGCTGGTTTCTGACACTAGGTTATGCTTGCTGTCCCGTTTAAAGGATCGGTTCTTTGATGCGCTCTCAACCCGCACACCGTTCTTGTTCGAACCGCCTTTGTCGAAAGCCTTTACGTGGGCGACATCCTTGCCGTCACCCTTCTTAACCTTACCGGCCTTCATGAGTTTGGCACGGGCTGCATTACGAGCGCTACGGTTCTTAACCTGCTCAGGTTGGGCTTCGTACTTGACGGCATTCGCATACTTGCGGTCAGCCTTATTCTTA